CGACATCATCGCCCACCGCACCTGACGCGCTATTGCATCAACACGGACTGGCTCAACCCGGTGCTCGACACGGTGAAGTTCTGGTCGCTCCTCGAGGCACCGCTTCCGCGACGGTGGTTTGCATGATCGCGGCGATCGAGAAGGCGATCATCGACGCGCTACAGACGGCGTCGGATGACGGGCGGCTCAGCTACGCCTGGCGCACGCTCGAGACCTATCCCGACGACTGGGAAGAGTATCTGCGCGAAAACCGGAACCTGCGCACGCCCGGTGCTTGGGCAGTGTTCCTGGGCGCGCCCGAAGGGGACGATCGCGACGGGCAGGACACCGGCTGGGAAGCTCGCCTTCGCTTCGCCTTGGTGGTGGCGGCGCAGAACCAGCGGAACGAAGAGAACAGTCGCCACGGCGATGGTGCGAAGCCCGGGTCCTACCAGCTCGCGATCGACGCGGTGCGGATCCTCTCACGCAACGATCTCGCCCCGCTCGAGCTGTCCCGGCCGATCGCGGTTCGATCGATCCGGACGGTCTCGCGCAGCGTGGCGATGCGCAAGCAGAGCCTCTCGCTGATCGCGCTCGAGCTCGAATGCGGCGTGCCGTTCGGTGTCCTTGGCGAAGCCGCGGGCGACTTCACTGGATTGCACGTCGACTGGGACGTGCCCGCCTTCGGCAACGTGGCCGGCCCAGCCGACCCGCTGCCGTCCGACACTCCCGATGCTGAAGACCTGATCGAGGTGCCACAATGACAACTGCGAATATCAAACCACGCCGCCTGAAACCCGCCGAGGGTCGGCGCGTGCGCCACCTGGACGGTTCGCTGTTCGCCGAAGCCGGCGAGTACGTGACTGTCGATCGCTACTATCGCCGGCTGCTCTCGGCCGGAGATCTCGAACAGGCGCCGCTTCCGAAGAAGTCCGCCGACAAGACCACCGCCTCGGGTGGTGAAGCGAAAGGCAAGAAAGGATCCGCGAAATGATCAAGTTCAACACCATCCCGGCCGCAATTCGCACGCCGGGGCAGCACGTCGAGTTCGACGCCAGCCAGGCTGTTTCCGGGCTCGCCGCGGTCAACAACCGCGTCCTGATCATCGGTCAGAAGACCACGAATGCGCCGGCACTGCCGCTGGTCCTGCGCCCGGTCAGCGCACCGGCACAGGCGGTGGCAGATTTTGGCCAGGGCTCGATGCTCGCACGGATGTGCCAGGCCTACATGGCGGCCGATCGCTACAGCGAGGTTCACGCGATCGCATTGGCCGATGCCGGCGGTTCGACCGCGGCCAGCGGTTCGATCACGGTCACCGGTCCTGCGACCGCTGCCGGGACGATCGCGTTGATGATCGCCGGACACCCGATGAGCGTGCCGGTGGCGAGCGGCGCGACCGCGATCAACATCGCCGCGGCGATCACCGCGATCGTCAACTCGAACGCCGATCTCCCGGTCCGCGCGACCCAGCAGGCCGCCCCGAACGATCACGTGGTGACGATCGACGCCCGCAATGCGGGCACGGCCGGCAACGAGATCGACATCCGCCATTCGCATTACGCTGGCGAAAACCTGCCGGCAGGGATTGCGCTGGCGATCGTCGCAATGAACGGCGGCGCGACTGACCCCGATATCGACGGCATCTGGCCGGTGATCGGCGACAACGAGTACCGCACGATCGTGGTCGGCCAGTTCGACGCCGCGACCGCAGCCAAGATCAAGGCCGAGCTCGACGATCGTTGGGGCAGTGCCCGGATGCTCGAGAGCGTGGCCTACGCTGCAAAGTCGGGGTCGCAGGGCGAGCTCGCCGCGTTCGGTGACGGGCTCAATTCCGAGCTGATCACGGTGCTTGGCCTGGGCGAGAGCCCGAGCTGGGCTCCCGACGCGGCCGCGATCTACGCCGCCGCGGCGAGCTACCACTCGGCGATCGACCCGGCACGGCCGCTGCAGACGCTGGTGCTCGACGGCCTCGTGGCTCCGAAGCTCAACGGCCGCTTCACCCGCGCCCAGCGCGAGCTGCTCCTGAAGGACGGGATTTCGACCTTCACCGTCACCGGTTCCGGGACCTGCCGGATCGAGCGCGCGATCACGACTTACCAGACCGACCAGTTCGGCCTCGAGGACGTCAGCTTCCTCGATCTCGAGACGGTGACCACGCTCGCTTTCCTGCGCGCGAGCCTGCGCGCCCGGGTCGCCCAGAAGTACCCGCGCCACAAGCTGGCGGCCGATGGCACGCGCTTCGGCGCCGGGCAGGCGATCGTAACGCCTTCGGTGATCCGCGCCGAGATCGTCGCGCTGGCTCGTGAATGGGAGGAAGCCGGCCTGGTCGAAGGCCTCGACCAGTTCATCGCCGATATCCGCGTCGAACGGGACGATACCGATCCGAACCGGATCAACGCGCTCGTCCCGCCCGACATCGTCAACCAGTTCCGCGTCTTCGCAGCCGCGGTTCAGTTCCGCCTCTGAGAGGCTTCCAAGCGGCAATTAAGGAGACCGCAAGATGGCTAACAAGAACCGCGTAGTCGGGCAGGTGACGCTCACCGTCGACGGTACGCAATATCCGACCAGTGGCGAGGGCACGATGGAGATCGGCGGCCCGAGCCGCGAGAACGTGCCCGGCGATTACGAAGCTGGCTCGTTCCGCGAGAGCACGGTCCCGGCCAAGGCCGAATTCCAGCTGCTCCACAAGTCGGGCGTCGATCTCGCCGAGATCCGCGCGATCGACAATGCAACGGTCACCCTGCGCACCGATACCGGCGACACCTGGATCATGCGCAACGCCTACTCGGCCGAACCTCCCAGCTTCGGCCAGGACGGCAAGGCACGGGTGACCTTCGAAGGCCCGCCGGCCGAGAGGATCCGCTGATGCGTGTCCTCGGCAAACATGCGCTCAAGCACCCCATCGTCCTGACCACGGTCCCGGCCGGGGGTGGCGAAGACCAGGAAGAAGAGCTGAAGTCCGCTGGCTTCGAGGTCATCGTCACCCGCCCGCGGGCCAAAGACATGCGCGCCTTCGACCGTCACCAGGACGAGCCGATGGCGGCAATGATCGATCTCGTCGGTCGCTGCACGCGCCTGACGGAACAGGAGGTCGACCACCTCGACGCTAGCGACTTCGAAGAGCTGGGAAACTTGCTCAACGGGGTCATCGGGAATGGCCCCGAGATTGGCGGCTCTGCCTAGGGCTGGTGGCGACGAAGTTCGGCTTCGCACCCCGCGACCTGATGCGGATGCGCTGGCCGGACATCGAATTCTGGCTCGATCGGGCCGAGGAGCTGGCGACCTACGAGGCAGACGAAGAGGATTGAACGGTGCTCAAGTTTTCGATGATCCTGGAAGCGGTGGACCGGTTTACCGGCCCGGCGAAGCGCGCCCAAAGTTCGTCGAAGGGGCTGGTCGGCACGGTGCGCAGGATCTCGACCGAGGCGCGCAAGATGCGCGCCGATGTCGATAGCGGCCGTCGCAGCGTCGAATGGCTTGAGCGCACGACGAGGCGGAACCGGAAGCTCGCGATTGCCTACGCGATGCGCGGTGCGGCGATGGAAGCGAGCAAGCTCGGACGCAAGCTCGATAACCTGGTCCGCAAACTTCGACTGACCGAGCGCGCAGGCCGCGCCGCCGGCCGGGGCCTAAAATGGGCTGGCGGCAAGCTCCTCGGCGCCGCGAAATGGGGCTTGGCTGCAGGTGTGGCGGCGGGCGGTTTCGCGCTCTTCAACCTGTTCGGCACCGCGGGCAAGTTTGAACAATACAAGGTCCAGCTCGAGGGGATCGAGGGGTCCGCGGCCAAAGCCAAAAAGGCGATGAATTGGGTCCAGGATTTCGCCGAGAAGACGCCGTTCGAGCTTGACCAGGTGATGGAAGCATTTGTCGCGCTGAAAGCTTACGGCCTTGATCCTTTGAACGGTTCGCTTCTGGCGCTGGGCGACGGTGCGGCGGGGAATTCGAGCGTCTCAAGGAATTCGGGATCCGCGCTTCGAAGCAAGGTGAGCGGGTCACCTTCAGCTACCGCCAGAATGGCAAGGAGATGCGGCGCGAGGCGGCGATGACCGGCGGTGCGATCGAGGAGGCGCTCACCGGCATCTTCAGCGAACGTTTCGGCGGCGGGATGGTCCGGCAGTCTAAGACGTTGTTCGGTATCCTCAGCAACATCAAGGATCTCTGGTCCAAGTTCCTAGTGATGATCGCCGATGCGGGCATCTTCGACAAGGTGAAGGGCAAGCTCGACGAGTGGCGTTCCAAGCTCGACGTTATGGCGAAGAACGGTCGGCTCAAGAAATGGGCGCAGTCGATCTCCGACATGCTGGAGAAGGCGTTCGAATGGGGCGTCAAATTCGCCGAGGAGACCGATTGGAAGGCGGTCGGTGAAGGGCTCGCCGCGGCGGTCGAGATGCTAGTCTCGATGGTGACCTGGTTGGGCAAGGCGAAGAAGATGGCCGACGATATCGCTGCTGGACAGGCGATGGTCATTCGCCGCGAGACGCCCGAACAGCAACGCGATCGACGCGCCCGCGAAGCCAATGACAATACCGATGACGATCGCGGATTTCTCGAGAAGATCTTCACGATCCGCCGCACGACGCAGAGCGCGGCCGGGACCAAGGGGTCGAAGGACGCCGATGGATCCTGGAAGCGCGCGCCGGGAGCGAAGAGCACTAAGCCGCAGAAGGTTGCGGTCGGAGGCAAGGTCGGCGTCCAGGTCAGCCTCAGCAGCGATCTGCGGGCGCGCCTGACCCAGCTCGAAAAGCGTGGTGACGTGCCGGTCGAGGCCAAGGTCGGCCGAACGATGAGGAGCGCGGCGTGAGCTGGCGCGAGGAATATCGCAAGGGCAGCTTCCGCGGCGTCCCGTTCCGCACGCAATTTCACGAGCGCAGCGGCGGTCGCCGCTCGGCGATCCACGAATTTCCCGGTCGGGACGAGCCGGTGGTCGAGGATCTCGGCCGCCGGGCGCTGATCTTCACCATCGAATGCCACGTGATCGGCACCGACTATCGCGATGCGCGGGACCGGCTGATCGAGGCGCTCGAGGATGCCGGCACCGGTCTGCTGGTCCATCCCTGGCACGGCCGGATGATGGTCTCGGTGCTCGACTACACCCAGTCGGAAAACACCGATGACGGCGGGCTTGCGCATTTTTCGATCACGTTCGCCGAGGCCGGCCAGCCGGTCAATGCGCCGGCCGTCGCCGACAGTGGCGATCGAACCGCACATCTTGCCTCGACCGTTCTGGCCGAAGCACCCGGTCGGTTTGCCGCTCGCTTCACGATCGCCGGGGCCGCCAGCTACGTCGAGGACAGCGCGAGCAAGCTGGTCCGCGAGATTGCCGCGGTCACCGCCACTGCCGGCGCGCTCAAGGGCGGCGTAGGCCCGGC